TACGAAAACATACGTGGCCGTATGTACAGGGAAAAAAAGAATCTCATCAACTTGACGATATCGAGGCGAAGGTGGATTTTCTTAAACATCTCGATGAGGACACAGTAGTTGAATTATTGAGGGCAAAGGTAAAACTAAGTAGAAATAGTGGATTTCTAACTAGAGAATATGATATGATTTCTAATTTACGAAATAATTTTTGTTGAGCTATAGTAAAGATGTTAGGAAATCTATTCAAAACCTCCGGTGAACCCATGGGTAATACCCAATTAGGTTTCACAATTGCATGCTTGCTTTGTTCAGTGATGGGCCTTATGGGTATTATGAGAATTCCTATGAAAACACCCCCAATATTAGCAGCTTGTGCTCTTTCAGCATGCTGTTCTTCCAGTCAGACAAGTTCACTTGTAAATGACGTACAGAAACGTGTAAAAAAGAGTCAGGAGACTCCAGATGAAACTCCGGTTGAAACTCCAGCGGCGTAATAAAAAAATCATCACTTATACTAGATGGTTTTGCATATAGGGTATGTAATATGCCTAATTATATGTATATTTATTACAGGTGGTAGCACCACAACCATTTTACGAATGCCCCTAGTACCACAAACTGCCTTAATGGCAGCTTGTTGTTGTTTATCTTGCATATCTTCAACAACTACTCTCGCAAAAGATTTACAAAAACGTTAAATTAGAAGAAATCATCAGTCCTGTACATATTTACAGTGAATGAACCAGTCTTTCCCATTACGGTGACTGTTTCATTTCCGTATAGCTCTTGGCATCCAATGTCTTCCATGCAATCACGCGCATTGTGGGAGACTGATACTGGGTAAAGATTTTCACCTCCGGTGGTGGTGTAGTAATTGTAGCGATCACGGCGACCACGTACCTCCTTACCATAGAGAGGGAGAGTCTCATCACCATTCGTGATTAGACCCATCTGTTGCATGTGACCAGGCTTGTATTGTTTAATAGGGGGACCCCTAAATTCGGGTTCTTGGGTGTGACCACGACGAGTGGGTACTGGACGCACTGGTACTGGAACAGCTACTTCTACTGGGACCTCGACAACTTGGGGATTGTAGAACATGTAGCCTACAGCCCCCACGAGTACAATAACAGTCAGTATTAATAAGTTTGTCTTTTGCTTGTTCTTCATATACTATAGTTAAGGAAAATGTTTGAGATGAATATATGAAGGATATAACTATTTTTGACAATTTCATCAACGATGAGGAGCTAGAAGAGGCTAGACAATTCATTGGTGAAGAATCAGTCAATTTAGATAACAAAGATTTTGGATCTCCAATTCCAAATAGACAGTGGTATTTTTTGGAAGAAGATAACTGTTATAAAAAAGTTCTAATGGATTGGACGTTTGCTATGGAAAATCTTATCCCTTCTGCAAAAAAATTTATTTTGAAAATTAAAAACAGAATAGACAAATGTACGAATACAAAATTTAAATTAGAACGAGTTTATTTAAATCGTCAAGTACGTGGTCAAGACGTGCCATTACACACAGACTATAATAAACCGAATTATTATACATTTTTAATATATATAGGTGATATTACACCCGAAAACTACGATAAGGCTGGTGGAGACTTAGAATTGAACACTAAAGAAATTACTAGGATTGAACCGTTTACAAAAAGAGCTGTACTATTCAAAGGATATATACCACACCAGGCTTATGCACCTTTAGTCCCAGGTTTAACTCGCATTTCAATGGCATTAAAATTTGTAGATACGTCAAATGAACTTCCATTTGCTGTAAATTATAGTTAAGGAAAATGTTTGAGATGAATATATGAAGGATATAACCATTTTTGATAATTTCATCAACGATGAAGAGCTAGAAGAGGTTAGACAATTCACTGGTGAGGAATCATTAAATTTAAATGATGAATACTATGGTGAAAACCACCAATCAATAAATAGGAAATGGTTTTTCAACGAGAGAGATAACTCTTATAAAAAAGGTCTAGTTGATTTGACGCCTGAAAGCAATTGGACATTTGATATGGAAAATATTATTCCTTCGGCAAAAAATTTCATTTTGAAAATGAAAAATAGAGTAGAGAAATACACGAATATAAATTTTAAATTGGAACGAGTTTATTTAAATCTTCAAGTAATTGGTCAAGATGTGAAATTACACGTAGATGCTAATAAACCAAATGTCTATACACTTTTAATATATATAGGTGATATTACACCTGAAAACTATGATAAAGCTGGCGGAGACTTAGAATTGCAAACTAAAGAAATTAATAGGATTGAACCGTTCACAAAAAGAGCTGTACTATTCAAAGGATATATACCACACCTGGCTTATGGACCTTTAGTACCGGACATAACCCGTATTTCAATGGCATTCAAATTTGTAGATACGTCAAATGAACTTCCATTTGCTGTACATTATAGTTAAGGAAAATCTTTCACATAAAGACATGAAGGTCTTAGCGATAGACATTGGGTTTCATAATATGGGTTTGGTGTCTGCCGAGTTTGAAGATAGCCCAAAAATTGATGTGAAGTACATGAAAAAGGTAAGTCTCGAGGACTACAAGTATCTACGTTCAAACGACTTTGTTGACCTCATCCCTTTATTTGTTGAAGATCACCAAGATATATTTGATTCAGCGGATAAAATACTTATAGAGAGACAACCACCCGGGGGTTTTACAAATATTGAAATTCTATTAAACTACATGTTCAAAGATAAAGTTACTTTAATTTCACCTGTGAGCATGCATATGCATTTTGGTATGAGACACTTGGATTATGAAGAGCGAAAAGAGAGAACCGTACTAATAGCTGAAAAATATCTAGATGACGAGATTCCATATGAAAGAAAACATGATATAGCGGATGCTTTTTGTATGATTGTGTATTTTAACTTCAAAGTTACAACTCATATATTCGACAAGTTTAGATATTTTCCTAAGGTATAGTATATGCCAACAGCTAAACAACTCCAGAACGCAAAGACAAAATTAAAAAAGACTCCTAAATCCAATGGTAACAAACCTGTTATACCTACAGCAGCTCTTCTTCGTTTAATTGCTGCCGACCCCAGGATTCAAAGGAATCGTAATTTTATGAAACAAGTTCAAGAACTCGTCAAGAAGAAGTAGTTTTACCTTTGAGTGTTACTTTTAGTTCATCAAAGAACGTGTCGAAAACACCCAATCTATACTGAACAAATGCCCAAAGTGCGAAAAACATAGTCTTCGTCATCTTATTTACATCATTCTCTTCCATTTTGTAAATTGGACCCACTAACCTGCCCATAAAAGTTTCATCCTTCGATTTACCAGTCATTGCAATCTCCGCTTGGGTCAATGCACATGTATCATCGTTCACTGACCAATGATAAAAAATGAATGGTATAACCATCGAGTAAAACTCAAGATTTCTACGATTATTTGTAAAAGGTACTATCAAAATCATGAGTAAAAAAATAACATGTAGTGCAAAAATTATATTCATTTACTATATACAATGGTAAAAGAAAAAATTGTATGGAATGATCAGCACGAAATTATATTACGACAATGGGGTGAGGCCTGTGCGTGTTATAGGTTTATGCATCATAGATCATATTTACTCTATAAAGACCTGAGTATGAAATTTACCTTACCCGTCATTGTACTTTCGACTATTACAGGAACAGCTAACTTTGCACAATCTACACTTCCCCCCAGTATTCAACCCGCTGCACCATCTGTGATAGGTGGTTTGAATTTGATAGCTGGTCTCATTGCCACAATCATGCAATTCTTAAAAATTAATGAATTAATGGAAAATCACCGAACTGCGGCGTTAGCTCATGGTCTATTATCTAGAAATATTCGACTCATGTTAGCGATATCACGTGATGAACGTAAGAAGGATGGTTTGAAATTTGTTGAAGACTGTAAAACTGAATACGACAGACTCCTTGAACAATCTCCATCAATCCCTAAACAAATAATGAAAGATTTTGATAAAGAATACCCACTTGATAATATTTTTACAAAACCTGAAATTCTTAATGTGCGTTCAATTCCAATTCTCAAACTTCCCAAGACTATTGAGCCAATTGAAGCTATAACTAAAAATACACCTCTCGAGCGTGTGGGTAAATTTCTTTCTAAATCGAAAACACCACCACCAAGTGAAGCCAGTGAAGAATCTAATCTAGATGAAGTTGAGGAGTTAGAGGAAGAAGAGATAGACGTCGAGCAAGGTACGCCAAAAGAATAAACATAACCACATTGGTAAGAACTCCACATGCAACGTATGGTAAAATTTTCCTTTTTAAAGGTTCTACGATACGTTTATGTAGTGCGTCATTTTCAAGCACTAAATCTATGGCCTGATTAGTAAGATCATCAATGGACTCTTTCATTAAAGTAATCGAGCAAAAAAAAGAAGAGATAAATACCGTGGCAACAATTCACACGAAACAGATCAAACTCATTCGCAAGTACCTAGATGAAAGAAAGAATGTATTCATATGTGGGGGGTATGGTGTTGGTAAATCATACATTCTCGAAGAAGTGTTGAAAGGTTTAAGTCATGTTGAACTACGAACCGATCATCTAAAAAGTAAATCACCGTTTCTGACATTTATTAAACCTTCTACAAAGCATGTATTTATTGAAGACTATGATCCAGTGTTTAAACCTATCGTAGAACAAGTTTCGGATGGTGCCCCTCTGACTCGTGGTTCATTATTGGTGACTTCTGTAAACATGTGTATGTATCCAAACTTTGAAACCGTGTTTATCCCTAGACATAAACCAGATACATTACTCACACTTACAGAAGATAAGGGTCCCAAGGCTGAGAATGCGGCGTATAGATGTAATGGTAATATTCGAAACTTTTTCACTTATCTTGACGGATATGATGAAATGGATATTTTCAAAACACCGAAAGAATTTATTGCTGAAGTACTGTCAGATCCTAATCCTATACCTATTCATGATAGTATACACGAACATGGACACATGTGGGACATCTTCCAAGAAAATTACATTAATTCGAACGGTGTAGATGTTTTAAAAATTACAGAATCATTTTCTACAGCTGATTACTACGACAGTCATATATACAAATATGGTAATTGGAGTCTCATGCCTTATTTTGTATTACACGCCCTCACGATACCAAAGAAGTGTTTAGGTGAACCTCTCATGAAGGATAAAATTAGACCTGGGAGTTGTTGGACTAAACTTGGTAATTACAAAATGAGAAAGGGTAAATTTGAGGAAATTAAGAAAAAATCGAGAATGGGATTGGGGGTTGAAGAATTGTGTCTTTTGAAGAAATATGCAGAGAAAGGAGACCTAAGTAACTTGGTAGAATATGAAATCACACCTCAAGACTTCGACGTCATTAATCATTTGGCTGTTGGAAGTGGCTTAAAATCAAGAGAAGTAACAAAAGTAAAGAAAGCTTTGAAGAATGTCTACGAAGGATGAAGAACCTGAATCTGAAGAATATGTTAAGGTTATTGGGAACGAAATCCTCTTCTATGCTGACGTCGATCGGGAAAACGCTCTTGACTTCGTCGAGAAATTTAAAAAATTGGAGATCGAACTTCTTAAAAAGAAAGCTGAACTCTTTGGGTACGAACCCCTAATTAGGGTTCATATCATGAGTGAAGGTGGAGACATCTTTGCTGGTATGACGATGATGAACACTCTCGAATCATCTCGTGTAAAGATTGTTACCATCGCCCAAGGTTCTTGTTGTAGTGCCGCGACGTTCATGTTGCTTGGAGGTTCTGAGAGACTTATGGGGAAAAATGCATACGTCCTCATTCATCAAATCTCCACAGAATTATGGGGTAATTTCCAGGAACTTAAACATGAGCTGAAATCAACGGATAAGTTTATGAAAAATTTGAAGAAGATGTATCTCGAAAAGACTAAGATTCCTGAGAAAAAGCTAAATAAGCTTATGAAAAAAGATATTTACCTCTCCCCAAAAGACTGTCTCAAGTATGGAATCGTCCACGCTCTTGAGTAAGTGTAACCGAGCGTCGATATAGAGCTAGTACACATAGAATTATAAATATTATACAAAACGTGTTTAAATTTAAAGGCAACGTCGTGCTTTCTGGAGGCCTAAGTCGTTCCATTCTAGCGTAATTAACAACTGGTAATCCAGACATCTATTTAAAGTTGAGAAATTAATTACTCCTATAATGGAACGCCTTATCAAACAAGACAAACACAACCGCGACCGCTACATTGACATCAAGGTTGAAGACTTGAAGGATGGAACTGCGGATATCGTGAAGATCTCTGGTATCGTGGGGAGTGACAAGTTCTCTGAGTCACGAACCAACGTCAAGACTGGTTATGAAAAGGCTCTCAAGAGAGCCCAAACCATGTGGAATAATGAGCATACCAAGTGCAACCAAGTGTTGCCTATGCTCGCCAACAAGTGGGAGGATCGCCAGAAATACATCTCTGAGCCGTTCTACGTTCAACCCAAACTTGATGGTGTTCGCCTACTTGTCTCCAAGGATGGTGGCATCTCAAGAACTGGAAAGATCATCCCCGGAACTGAGATTCTTGGTAAGGGTCTTGAGTCAGGTCAATACGTTGATGGTGAAGCCTTTGACCCTAACCTCAACTTTGAGGAACTTACGAGTACTTTCAAGACTGACCCTCTGAAGCTCAAGTTCCACGTGTTCGATTTCTTTGATCTCAAAGCTGAAGCCCTTGCCAGGGATAAGATGACCTTCGAGCAACGCTGGGAGTATGTCAAGGATTCTATCTACAATCCTCATTACGAATTTGTCAAAACGACACTCGTAAAATCCAAGAAGGATCTTCCCAATGTGCACAAGAAGCATGTTGAAGAAGGACATGAAGGTACCATGATCCGTGACCGCTTCAGTGTCTATGAGGTTGGTCAGCGAAGCAACTATCTCCTCAAGCACAAGGATTCCAGACCGAGGAATATGAAATCACTGGTGCCAAGACTGGTCACGGTCGTGACGCAGACGCAGTTGTTTGGGTCTGTAAAACCCAAGATGGTCAGCAATTCAATGTCAGACCTGAGGGTACCATCATCCAACGTGAGGAGGACTACAAGAACCACAAGAAGTACATCGGAAAGATGCTGACTGTACGTTTTCAAAACCTTACCGCGATTGGTGTTCCACGTTTTCCCGTGGGTGTTGTGATTAGAGATTATGAATAATGTTTGTAATAAATAAATGAACAGGGTCGCAATTGATATCGATGAAGTCTTAGTAAAATTCCTATTTCCCATGGCAAACCACCACCGTCAAGTTCACAAATTATGGAGTAAACCCAAATATAGATACGTGTACCGCGAAATATTTGAAGTAGATGAACCAACTTCACAAAAAATGGTTCACGAATTTTACCAATCCAAGGACTTCATGGATCTCACACCTATCCAAGGATCTCAGAAAGCTATGTTCAATCTTAAAAAGCGTTATGATAAAATGTATGTACTCACCGGACGTCAAGATATTGCCCGAGAAGAAACAGAAGCGTGGATAGATACATACTTTCCAGGTATATTTGATGATGTCATACTTACAAACAGTTATACACCGAATGAAATACACAAGGCGGATATATGTCGCGCACTTAATATAGGTTTACTCATTGATGATAACAAGGCTATATGTGATAAATGTATCGAAAATGGTGTACGCGCCCTTAATTTCATAGGAGATGAGGATAGTATTTATCCTTGGTGTGAAGAGAGTGATGTAAGTATTCAAGGATGGGTGGATGTTAGACAACGAACTTAAAATATATGATAATTATAGAATTACAATATGTCAATCGGAATCGTTTTACCGAGTGTTTTACATAAAATAGGAATCAAAATAGGAGCCGATTTGAAACAAATTGACAATTTCCATATATCAACTAATTATAAAAGTGCAAAATCGATGATTACTGACATGGATAGACCACGTCAAATAATCACAATACTTCCGATGAAGGCTAAAGATCCTGAAGATACTTTAGAATCACTTGTTAGGAGTATGGGTCCATTAGATATTATACTCGATTGTATGATAGACACTCCTGATCGTATACAGTCTAGAGCTGATATCTGTTTTGAAAATAGCACACAATATTTAGCGATTAATATCACAAGGGATTGTGTTTACGCTATGGGTACGCACATGGCGTATCTAGAAAACAAGAATTTATTACGTAAAATTAATAAAAATGTTAAATACATCGGTGGAATTGAAGAAGTTTAAAAGAAAAATTTCATTTTGATATACGACGATGAGATTTGCTGGTGAAATTATGATTGATGGGATTGGTGCAAAAATTTACATTTTCAAAAATTTATTCTCCGAAAGACAATTGAAAATGATAAGAGATGGGATAGATGAACATCATCATATAAAAGAAACATATTCCAATAATCATAATGTATTAGCTAATAGTTGTGATATAAAAGATTTCAATAATAGAGATGAAATTGAAAGTATTACAATGAATGCATTAGAATATATTCGTGACTATATGTCTAAATATTTTGGTGTAAAAAGTGAAATAAATAAAGACGTAATTCAATTTAGACAAATCTATGGAAAAACCACACTACATAGAGATGGCCCAATCAGTGATACCAATCTAAGCTCGAAACATATTCGTATGTTTTCAGTTATACTCGGTCTTAATGACAATTTCAAAGGGGGTGAACTACACTTTCCAGAGTTTGATAATTTTAAAATGAAAGTAGGAGCGGGTGATGCCATACTTTTTCCACCGTATTGGACACATGTACATGGTACAACCGATCTTATCGACGGTACTTCTAGATATACTATAAATACGTGGTTTGAACACGGATAAATAAATATTACCGTATATTAAAATGTTTGCCCTTCTTTGTAAACCAGTTGTTGTTCCAGTTCAAACAGGTAATCCTGTACTAAGAGCGAATGACTGTCGTATAGCATATGTAACACCATCTCAGACTCAAGAGGGTAAGCTTGAGATTGAGATACTTGAAGCACCACCAGTGTATATAGGTGCTGATAAACCGAGTGACAAATTTTAATACTCGTATATGTATAGGTATGAGGTTTATACTACTTATCTTATTTATTTCAAATATGATATTTAGGGCAACTTCTAGAATACCAATCGAACCTTATTATCATGACTTAACAATATTGAATGAGGCTATACTTATCAAAATGAATTTCAAAATAATTCAAAATGAAATAAAAAATATATATAAAAATTTCAACACAATAAATAATGATTTATTTTTTATGGGTTTGGGTAAATCTAAAACCGATTGGACAAGACTCTATCTGAAATGGTTCAATAAAATAGATCCCATAGGAGCGAATCTTTGTCCCAAAACTACAGATATAATTCGGTCAATGCCAAATATTCAGACAGCTATGATATCAGTATTGAAACCAGGTGCTAAAATAGTTCCACATAAGGGTCCGTATAGTGGTTGTATACGACTGCATATGGGTTTGATAACACCAAATAGTGATGACTGTTTCATAAATTTAGATGGAAAGTCCTATAGTTGGAGAGATGGTGAAGTAATTTTATTAGACGATTCATATTTACATTATGTTGAAAATAACACAAACAAATACAGAGTCATTTTGTTTTGTGATATTGTCAGACCTATGAATTTTATTGGTGATATGGTAAATAACTTTTTGATAAATAATTTGTCAGAATATACACATAGAGAAAATTAATAGTACCGTATAGTATATGTGGTATCTAATCACAGCAATTGTGTTAATCATTTTGATACTTATAAAGGTAAATCATATCAGTGGACCATGGGAACATTCAGATAAAGTTGTACGTGGAGAAGGGATTTCAAAAGAAGTTGACTGGAAAACGGCAAATATTTCGAAGTGTCCACCCAAGGTCAAAGAACAAGGGTTCTATTCATGCACTACAAATTATGGAAAGGGTACATTAGTAAGAAGTACAAATCAATGTGAAGTGCATATTCATGATTTCAATGGTGATATTTACGGCAAAGAGTTGAAACTAAAAGATATAAATATGCATAAATTATCTTTCAGTACTACATTTCATAAATCACCTCCTAAAAGCTGATAAAGCAGTCCCACCACCCTTTATCTTTGTTGCGATGAGGTACCCCACAGTGGCAATCATCACAATGAAAAACCCCCCACCGATTAAAAAGGTGTGACACTAACGGGAATCAGTGGGCCGTCTGGAGTCTTTTTCATAAAGATGACTTCATCACATTCACCACCTTTCATAGCCAACTCTGGTTCTCCACAGACTGTTCCAGATTTCTTGAATCTATCACAAGCACCTTTGGTCCTCTGCGCGATATTCATATTTTGGCTGTATCCAATGAAGGTTTTATCGAGTTTGCCACTTTCCCTATCTTTGGATGTCACTGTAACTTTCCAACAGTAACTACCAAAATCCCATTGCTTGTTTGTATCAACTGGGGGTGGTGGTGCATCTAGAGTGGATGCAGCGAGACGATGATTGAATCTCTTTTTTATCGCAATGACTGGTGAAATCAATAAATTAGCAATAGTGGTCATTACTATTGATAAGATTTGTGTTTTTAAGTTAATTAATTTATTTAAAATGATGTGTAATTCTCTGTAGAATCTTGAGGTTCTACATCAGAAGTTTCATCATTTTCTTGTGGTTCTGGTTCGGGAGTAGGGATGGGTTCAATAACAACTGGTGGGGTCTTCCTGGGTTCATTCAACGCAGCGGCGACAAAGGCGGAAGAAATACAACACATACTAAGAACACCAACACCCAATAGCATTGCACGAGAATTCGACGACATTTTATTATATTATACGCTGAGATTTTTACATAGTGGATGACACTATGTAAAAATCTCCTCCGACCGGGTTTGAACCGATGACCTACAGGTTAACAGCCTGTCGCTCTACCAACTGAGCTACAGAGGAATGGGTCCTCTCTACCTGATTCGAACAGGTGACCCTTGGAACTACAGTCCACTGCTCTACCAACTGAGCTAAGAGAGGGTAAGGGTCCATCACATATGCTTGTTCTGGGAGCCTCTTAAGGTGAACAGTCTTATGAGTCTCCCACATATGATCCGGAACGAGCTCCCACCAAGATTCGAACTTGGGGTGGTGGATTCAAAGTCCACAGTGTTGACCAACTACACCATAGGAGCCGGAGCCTCGGCTACTATATCAGTAATTTGATTCTTTTCTTTAACCTCGTATATATATTTGAAGTAGTACATGAGAAAGGTGAAAAGACTAGCGGCAACATTTGTAATGGTCATAGGTACGACATTATAATGGAATGAGTATACGAGAGACAGAACACTCGCAGCCAAGTTCAAATGTAGGAAGTGGTAATTTATAGCTTTGGCATCTCGATTTTTGTACACATGGTTAATTTCAGGTATGAACATAACAACGATGAAAGCGGATCCTAACAGACCACATACATCTATGGCGTTCATTCTTGTTGGTATATATTTTCTCTCGTTTAAGTAGGTATGTTTTTGTTTGTCATACTACTTTCATTAGTGATATATATTCTTGTGGAATCATTTCGTAAACCAGGAATAAACAAGACAGAAAAATATGAGTACAAATGCTTTATGCTCACAGTAAAGGATGCAAAAACTCGTCAGCAGACTTTCTTGAAACATTTTGATGATGAACAACCACTCGAAATTATTTATGGTCCCAACACTTCAAAGGTGAAAGTTGCACGAGAGTTTGAACATATTGTGGAACCTGAATACTTTGAAAAGGCTCTAGAGATACACTATGACCCCATGGTGAAAAGACCTAATGTCACATATTTTAACCTTGGAGCTATAGGATGTTTCGTAGGTCATATGGATTTTTACAAAAGGTGTTTTGATCAAGGTCTCAAATATGCTGTCATTTTTGAAGATAATGTGGTGATCAAATCTCCTCAACTTTTTAATCAAATCCAAGAAGTCATAGATGAAAAGGGGAATAACTTTGAAATGTGTTTCTTCCACTGTCTCTCAAGACTTCCTGATAAAACCGAGGGAAATCTCGAAAAAGTAAAATGGATATCGAGTACGAAGTGTTATCTTGTAAATGTTGACAATATGCGTAAATATAACAAATATTTCTATCCTATGGACAATCACATCGACATGAAACACGAAGATCTTATTCAAAAGGGGGCTAGGGTGTACTATAAGGATCTGCGTAAGTACATGCTCATTGATAGATCCAAGGGTAGTCTGATTGGACACAGTGACCACGGTGAGAAGAACTTCATCTCAAGGCATCACCCTCAAGCTACCCCTAAGGATGTTAAGTGGGGGTACTGATGTAAACTGGTCTTTCAGTCTTAATGATCGCCAAACCTGCACGTAATATAAATCGTGCAAATCTCGAATTGACCAAGACAACCGTATGGTCTATATATTTGTTAGAACTGTGTCTATGTTCATCTAACACACCTTTCATAGAAAGAATACGCCGTAATGAAATCCTTCTACAATCCGTAGCATCTAAAACAATATTAACACGTTTGTCCTGAGACCATACTTGAGTAAAAAATGAATCTAACTCACTAGCAGACGTCGTATCATTCAATTTAATCCCAACTTGTGTGGGAGTCATATATGAGTAATAGAAATGAAAATCACAACTTTTACAGTGAGGATAACCCACTCTAAAAGCTGTTCCAAACGGGGCTCGAACCCGTGACCTTGGCGTTATAAGCACCACGCTCTAACCAACTGAGCTACAAGAACGGTGCAACTTGATTATATTACTAATCAACTTGTATAACGGTGGGACCACCCACATACCAGATAGGAACTTCAACTTTAAGCTAATTTATTGAGGTTTAAGACGTTTGAATTACCACCTCCAAGGACTGTATTCTCAAGAATACTGATAAGCTCTACGATGAGAATAGTCTGTTGAGACATGACAACAGCTTTAGCGAATCGCGTCTTTGGTGAATAGTCACCATAGCCCACGGACGACATCGTAGTGAAGCTAAAGTAAAAAGGATCAAAAAGTCCATCCTCAAATCCAAACGCTGTTGGATCGGCTTTATGAATAGTAGCGTACACGAGACCGTACACGATGGTAATGAACAAAATTGTCAAAACCTTTGCAATCATTTTATAATACCCTGAGAAAATTATACAGAGTCAACACGTTCTAGTTCATCCATCTCTTTACTCCTTCTTCTGTTTATATTTTGAAAAGCTCCCAACCATCTATTTACTGCACGTCTAGAACCTGTCACAGATGCTGCATCATCACTCACTACAATGGAGAGTCCATTACAGACATCCGGTTTGTTTTCTTTATCTGGAAACTGAACCATGAATGCCTGAATAGATATAGCCGGTATATCTGGTGCGTCGTCAAGTAACTTATCATAGTCTTCCCTAGATTTCATAAGAAACTCAACAACTTCTGAGCGGTGTTTAACATCGAGTGATATTTCCATATCAATAGACCTATAGAACTTTGACCATTGTACGCACATAGCCGAGTGTGCCTCAGATAGAGGTAGAGATTGACTAAATTTACTGATAGATGTGAGTATACCACCCAAAACATTTAGGAATGCAAAGAAATACTGAATGACCATTATATTGTTTTTGGTATCTTGAGATACATTTTCATTACCACTGGGATTTAGGACGGCAAAACCACCGACACCCGTTATACTCGCTATAATTATACTAGGATAAGACAACCAATCATTCTGTTTCTTGTAGAATAGGCGTGCATGATTATGCAACCAGCGGTAACCAGCCGCTTTTTCAGCCCATTTTATAAGCAACTTTTCTTGTTTTTCGCACCACTCACAGTGTTCGTCTTGTTTAACACTCATGGTCTATTTTACGCGGATATATTTTTCGCACTCTCCCTGGCTAATTTATCAGCTTCTTCATTTCTAGGGTCGCCATTATGGGCTTTTACCCATCGCCATTCAACTACGTTCAATTTTTTACGCATTTCATCGATAGCAATCCACAAATCCTTATTTTTCACGGGTGCACCCGCAGATGTCATCCATCCATTCTGTTTCCATTTTATAATCCATGAATTTATTCCTTGTTTCACGTAGTTACTATCCGTAAATATACGCACCTCTTGAATATCTCTCTTCACAGACTCTTCAAGAGCTCGCAAAATCGCGGTCATCTCCATCCGATTATTTGTTGAATTAGGTTGTCCAGCACTAAGCTTAAAACTATCACTGACCACACCCCAGCCAGAAGGTCCAGGATTTCCCAAACTGCTCCCATCGGTGTATATCTCATACATGATTAGGTATTGGGTTTATTTTCTAAGTCCATTTTTGAGGGGTACTCTGAAGCCTTCTTTGGTGTTTTACATATCGTATCACCACAATGATCCCTGTTCTGATAGATAGAATTGATGGATGTTGAAATTTCGTTACACGACTTCAAATTCCAACGTCCCAATAGAGGTTTATCCACTTTAATAAAAAGTTCAAACACTTTCTTGAACATTATCTATAATGAGAGGCTTATCTTAAAGTTAGAGATTTGGTTGTATGGGTACACAAATGAAAATAGAGATCTCAAATGCAGATCTCATTGATAAGATCACAATCTTAGAACTCAAAATGGAAAATTTAAGTTGTGAGGAATCTAAAAAACATTTACAAAAGGAATATGACCTTATCGCACCCTACGAAATGAAAAGCTCATATAGAGAAGAACTAAAAAATGTAAACCATGGTATATGGCAATTTAGGGACATGAATCGCCAATTACATTCCAGGGGTTTTTATAACAACACCTTCGTCGTTAATGCTCGACGAATTATAGAATTAAATGATGAGCGTGTGAAACTAAAACAAAAAATTAACATTGAGACAAATTCTAATATCATAAATCAAAGAGGGTACGATACACCTATAACAACACCTTCACCCTCATTTGGTTCTCTAGAGGACCCTGTATTCTTCATGGACACACACTAAATCATTTTTAAACAGCATTGGTACTGTGCATTTTAAAAATGAGTTTTATTTTTTAATTATTTACTAAAATACCGTGTATGGACATTTAGTTGGAGAAGGCAAGGCCACCCATACCAGACTGGATGCGGAGGACGTTGTAGTTAGTGGCGAACATGTGCATGGAGATCGCGTTGTTGGTGGTAGCCGCGGTGACAACCTGGACCTGCGCGTTGTCGATCCTGGAGAAGTTGCAGGTGCCGGTGGGCTGGTGCTCCTCGGGCTTGAGCGCGAAAGAGTACGAGTAGATACCGGGGTAGGGGGAGCCGGTGTGGTGGTTGTAGGACTGGACCTGGTTGAAGTACTTGCCCTTCTGCTCCTTGAAACGGTCCTGACCGTTGAGGATGAGCTTGAAGGTGGCGAGGGGACCGACGGCCTCCTCAGTGAAGATGGAAGAACCGCCAATGGCACCAACCTTAACCATAGGGGTACCAGCGGTGGCGGTGGTAACGAAACAGTTAGAGCCCTCGAGGGAGTTCTGGTTGGAGTCGAGCTTGATGTTGGCATCGGTAGACGCGGTGGTGAAGTTCCACATACCGTTGTTGGTCTGGGTGTTGGAGAAGCACCACACCAATTCCTTGACGGGGTGATTGTACGAGAGGCGGACCTGCTTGGTACCACCATCAGCGGTAACAGTGTCAGTGCCGGTGTGCTGAACCTGCTCAATCAGATACTCGTGACCCTTCTGGGCAAATCGCCTACGCTCCTCAGTGTCAAGGTAGACGTAGTTGGCCCACACCTTGAACACAGACGCGTTGAGGTAGGTGGTGAAGTTAGACGCTAAATCGAAATCGATGTGCACCTCATGGTACTGCAGGGCAATTAGTGGGAGGGCAAGTCCGGGATTGCGGTTAAAGAAGAAAATAAGGGGGAGGTAGACAGTCTTGCCGTCACCCGCAGTGGTCATCTTACCCCAAGTGGCCTTCTTGGACTCATCGAGGTAAAGCTCGGAGTACATGCGCCACCACTTCTGGTAGTGCTTGTCAATGCGCTGTCCTCCGATCGATAATTCGACGTTGTTAACGGCACGCTCAGCAACCCAGTTGCAATCAGCCGCGGCAGTGGTGATAGTAGTCGCCTCATCGGACTCAAGCTCGATGTACATGTCACCGACGAGATCACCGTTGCGGGCAACGGTGACGGAGACGCGACCGGAGTTAGCGGCAGTACCGTTGACGGTCTGCTCGATGTTCTCCATCGCGAAGTTAGTGTGGCGCTTGTATTTCGCCTGGAAGAAAGTTACCTCAGGGTTACCGGTAAGGTAGACATCCTGGGCACCGTAAGCTACGAGTTGCATAAGACCGCCAGCCATTTTTGAGAGTTGTTGTACTATAGGCAGAGAAAATAATTTTGGGTAAATGTGCGAAATTTCGCGATCCAATTTTTCTTAGTCTAAATCAAATGTCAAAACAGCCTGAAGAAATTGAGGAGGGTGAAATCGTACCCGTACCCCTACCCGAATCTGAGTATGAGACAGAGTCTGACACTGTCGAGGAAATTTCTATGACTGAGGATGAAGTTGATGAATTGGATGAAATGGGGGATGAAGATGATGAGATGTTTGAAGATGATGGTGTCGATGTCGCGACCTTGATGACTTCACTACTCGCCACTGAAGATGGTGACACTGTATGCACTGCTCTGGTGAGTATCACCCAACAACTTCAAATGCAAAATAAAATACTCATCAAAATTTTGAGTGAGTTGAAAAATTAATTAGAGAGAAAATTCTTAATAATAGAAATGGACATTACTCACTTCATCGACAAGGAACCAAATCGTTACGAAGCGCTGGCAGAGCTTCAAAAACAGAGTATCCAGTCGATGAATGAAGATGCCTTAAGAAATATTGTCGTCAATTTTGAGAATTACTGGGATCTCAGGACAGAAGATTTCAGAAATGCTCGCGAACTTGGATATAGGCAATTTATCCACGAAGGTAATTATGATGAGAATAACAACCCAATTGTAGGTAGAATCGACATCCTAGCTGTTAAGGGTATTCGTGAGAAGCAACGACGCTTCCTGGTAGATTTAAAAGGTAGAGTGAAAGCTCTCAATCTTCAAACGAAAGAAGATGATGAGGGAACCACTCTAGTTATGCGAATTCATAATGTCCTAAAGCAACTCAAAGATGGATATGATAACATACGTCGACACTATACTGCGTATGAACGTATTGCAAATCCAACTGCATTGCCACAGACAAACTCCTTTTTTGATGCCTCAACTATGTGTGATGATGATTTAGATAATTCTATACCCCTCCAAAAATGTCTTATTTTCACTCTTGCTGAACTTGAAAAAGCCAAATACCGTAGATATAAGGGTCAGTGTTGTGAAGAACACAAAACGGAGGAAGGATACAATACAAGGGCATGGGAACCAAAAATGACTATCGAGAAATTCGTGTATTCATTAGCCAACAAAGATGACAATTTTGAGATGTGGAAAAACTTTACGAGTAAGGGGAGTATTTTCAGGGAAGTTATCGACAATATTTCTAAATGCAATGACAATCAGTTTCCGGATATTGAGAAGAGGCGTCATGTTTGGTCTTTTAAGAATGGTGTATTTGTAGGTAAGGAGTGGGAACCCACTAATCCAAATGACCCCGAGGAAGGTTTTTACAAGTGTAAATTCTACCCGTATGATAGCAATGACTTTGCTGTATTAGATCCAACTGTTATTTCTTGCAAATACTTTGATCAGGAATTCAATGAATTTCCGGATCTAGAAAGGTGGCAAGACATTCCAACACCAAACTTTGACAAAGTTTTACAGTATCAGAAGTTTGAAAAGGAAGTCTGCAACTGGGCGTATGTTATGGGTGGTCGTCTCTGTTATAATGTTGGAGAACTGGATTCGTGGCAAATTATTCCATTCTTCAAGGGTATCGCTAAATCGGGTAAATCTACGTTAATTACTAAGGTTTTCAAGAATTTCTATGAAAACCAGGATGTACGAACCCTATCGAACAATATCGAGAAGAAGTTTGGTCTTTCTTCAATCAAAGATGCATTCATGTTTATCGCACCAGAGGTGAAGGGAGATCTCGCTTTAGAACAGGCCGAGTTTCAGTCTCTCGTTTCAGGTGAAAACGTATCTGTGGCAGTTAAGAATAAACCAGCTGAAGAGATTCCAGAGTGGAAGGTCCCAGGAGTTCTTGGTGGTAATGAAGTCCCAGGATGGAAAGATAATTCGGGATCTGTTCTACGCCGTATTTTACCATGGAACTTCAGCAAACAAGTAAGGCACGCAGATCCTCGCCTCGATGAAAAACTTAAACATGAACTACCCAACATTTTACATAAATGTATTAGGGCTTATCTAGAATACAGGAACAAATATGGTGATGAAGATATTTGGGATGTCGTACCGAAATACTTTGAAATTATCAAGATGCAGGTTGCGAAGGTTGCAAACTCTCTGATTCACTTTCTGGAATCAACAATCGTCGACAAGGCTAAGGATCAGTATGTGCCCCAGAACTTGTTTGTGGCTGCGTTTAATACACACTGCAAAAACAACAATTTGGGTCAGCATAAGTTTCATGAAGACTTCTACGTGGGACCATTCAGTTCTTATGATATCGAGGTTAGGAATGAATCTGTCTCGTATAGAGGCAGGCAATACCCCGTCCAACCAGTTATATTTGGTATCGACTTGATTGAAGATCAGTTGATGACTGGCAATAATCATTAAAAAAAAATCCTTACAAATAGTAATATGAGCCAGTCGGTCAAAGAATTTGTCAGGCAATCCGGTGTCGATGTACAAAGCTCAGACTCTAACTCAAACAATAACTTCGCTCAGGAACTTGAGGCGGATATGTTTAGAAGACAGAGAGAGCAAGACCGTGAAGCTCGCATGAGGGCTGCGGGTTTTCGTGAACCTCTTAGACCCGAATTAATCCAGAGACCCCAGAGACTCCAGAGACCCCTCCCAGGTCCACGAGCTCTCCCTCCTCCACCCCCTAGACGGAGTCGTTTCGCACAGTTCGAAAATAACTCTCCTTTGGAAAATGAATTTGCGGACGTTAATGTGGACAAATTAGTAAATAATGCATTAAGAGAACCCATAAATACAAGTGAATTTGACAACATGAATCTCACTCCTATCAACGAAGCCGCGTTTGAAAAGGGTCTCGCTGAGATGAACCCAAATACAATCAATGAATTTGGGGCCCTCACTGATCTAGAAATCTCTCCATTGAAACCTGGATTGTTCGTTGGCACTATTAATAAATCATTTGGTAAAGAAGTTCGTTTGGACCTTTTACCAATTCTAATGAAAAAACCACTCGGTAAAATACCTATCGGTCAGGGTCTTTATATAGACACAAAAGAGATAAAGGGTATTTATGGTCAGTTTAAAACTGGATTTTCTCATACCAAAGAAGGTGGTCCAAAAGGAAGTATTAACAAACCTTTCGCCAGTGTGCAAATTATGGTGACCGTTTCGGATGGTGTGAATAGTCAAGGTGGACTCTGTAATATTTATAGGAATGGTAAAATACTTTTCCGAAATGGATTTGTTGGTACGAACATTACAAACCAACCTGAACTCATTCGTCGATTTATCGTAGATAATTACACACAAAAAGAACCATTCCTTTACAGTCCAATCGAGTATAACAATCTCAGTGGTCAGTTTAGTATAAATGGGATATTCACAAATCTCACTCGTATGCAAATGAAATTTTCGAAATACGGATCTACCACTTATGAACCAGAACTTTCACCTATGCTCTATGTCACCATGAAAGGGTACACACTCAATATTAGTAAGTCTGGCACCGTACAAATCATAGGTGCCAAGTCACCCGCTATCATGGAAAATGCATACAAAGCTGTAACTCCATTAATCCGTGAATTTTATAGAGATGGAGATGTTAAAATAGACAACACCAAACGCAAGACAAAGGCTAAGCGTAAGACTAAAAAGGTTTCTCCTCCTAAAAAGACCAAACCTATAGTAAAACGCAAAGCACCTTTAACAAACAGCCAAATCAACGCACTCAAGATTGATGGAAAGAAGTGTGATCGTATGTCTAGAGATGAACTCAAAACTCTTGCACGTAAAGTGGGTATTCTCAGTTTTAGAATTAAAAATGGTCCCACCACTCGGGACATGCGTAAGGATGAAATTTGTGCTGCTATAAAGGCTAAATCTAAGACTAAAAACGTTACTGTAAAAAATACCAATAAAAACAAGAACGTTAAATTATCTGGTACTGGTAGCACATTTCGCGTTGGTGGTAAACTGTGTCGCGATAAGACATTAACTGAAATCAAACAGTTTGCTGCATTACTTAAAATAAATACATCAGGTAAGCAGACGAAGGATGCCCTTTGTAAACAGATTGAGAAGAGTCGTAATAATCTTGCAAAGCCCAAACCTCCTCCTCCACCCAAGCCTACAAAGAGGAACGTACAGAAGGAAAAGAAAACACAGGTTCAAACTGAAAAGATGAAAGAGAGGGTAAAGAGGGTCGGATTAGACGACAATTCTATTCGTAAGGACCTTGAGAAGCAGTACGGTAAGGCGTGGATGAACCGATACAAACCTAACCTCACTCAAGACGTTAGAAACATCAAGAATGCTGCATCTAGAGTTAATTCCAATGATAAAAATAAGGCACTTGGTGTACCAAAAAAGATGGTCGTTAATAGAATCAAGAAGGATATGGTTTCACGATGGAAAATGCAGAGAAAGCGCAATCTTGAAAGAAATTACGTGATGAAAAATGTAAACGTCACTGGAGTCCCTAATAATATGAAAAATAAATGGAGACAAGCAGCTGCTAATGAAGCTCTTCGCAGAAATAAAATTTTGACTGCTAAGCAGTTCGCAGGTTTAAAGAAAAAATGGTTAAAGGGTATGAAGAATATTATAGGTAATGGGAACGCGCGTAGAAATATTGGGGCGGCTCGAGCTCGGATTGAAACGTTATAATCATGGAGTACGAGTCGATGATGATACCCAAACGTGGGGCACTCCAAAAGATTCATGGATGGAAATGGCCAAAGAGGAGCTTTTAGATGCTATTATTTACACTGTGGCGGATTACATTAGAAATGTTAGGAGTGAGGGAGACCGTGCACCCCTTAGTTTTCGTAAAAATGATGAGCTTGATGATAACAAGCTCATCATGTCTATAGTTGATGACTGGGAATGTGTTGAAAGTCCACAACATAAAATGATGTTATGGAATCTCTTCAAAATGCTAAACTGTGATATTTTCAGGGATTAGGTAATTGCTCCGCTATTTGATTGCATGTATTAAATGCGGTGATACACATCATAGCGATTGAAAATTGGTAAATAGCTTGTTCCCACATTCGAAGTACACAAAATGGTACTATCATGAGCCCCGCACACGTACCATGAAACACTATAACTGTTATAGATGCTGAATCATTACTATGTAGAGCACCCGTCGTAAATACTATCAACACAAAATTGATAATATCTATTGTTCTTGTGTAAAGAGCCAAATTTATACCAGATGCAAGTACGAATATATACGCTAGAGCACGCGCAACGGGGTGATATTCTAGTAATAATCTGAAACGTAGTCGTGGTCGTATAATTTCTGGTGGTGGTTCCGGTGGTTCTGGTGGTGGAACCTCTTGGTTAAATGCTATCGCGACGGATCCATCTGGTTTTTCGACAACCATATGTCTGGCCTCATCCATAACTTATTATGTAAAGACGTTTATTGTTTAAGTTCTCTATACAGTGTAAAAAAACTGAAAAATGAAATTGAAATCAATATATAAAGTAAGACGCGTGGAATAATAATAAATTCGTTTAATAGTTTTAAATCTTCTTCATTGAGTTTAGCTTTGAATTTATGTAAATGTTCCAATAAAGTGTTCAACACCTTTAAAGCCAACAACATCATAGTTATACTAATAACGATGAAAGCTATGTTATAAAACATGTCTCCTTTACCACGATAAAATCGAGAATAACCCAATAACGCGAGTGATAAGGATATGTATACACCGGCATTAGCTAGACCCCTTTGGGCTAGGGCAAGTAAATCCTTGAGTTCGGGGTTCATTTAATATTTACTAACATTTAATTTTCCTGTTGACTATTTTTGTAGGTTCTGCTATTTGTTTGAGGTGTATGACGTGGTGAGAGAAATCATATTTAGGAAACATATCTTTGATTTTATTAGAAAGTACACCAGCTTGAACAATTAGAGGTATACCGGTGCATACAGACTGTTGTTCCATTGAGAGAAATTCATCCTCCATTAGAACAAAATTCTTTAGCCTATCACTACTCACTCCATCTGCATGCATTTTGACATACATCGCTTTGGAATCACCATCACTGATGTAAAAATATTTGGAACCGTCAACCTCATCAGACTTTGTGTGTTTTTCATACATCAAAAACAAAACAATAAGAATCGCTATGGCGTATATCATTTACTTTTACACAGAAATTAGTTTCGAGAGATCGGAAACCTTGTTGATGATATTGAAAAACTTGTAAATATCGTCGACTGCATCGGGCTTCATGATCTCAAGTTCAATTTGGTAGCTCGCCTCCTCTTCAGAGTCCATATCAGCATTATCACCTGAAGAGATGGTCATATCAATGCTGAGGTTCTTTCGCACGAAGGAGTGACGAGTCTTGGTTCTCTTTCGATCCATCTCATACTCCCCAGTAGTGGGAATTTCGCGGGCAACACAGAACCGTACATCGAGAGGATCACATTTGAAATCCTCTTTGACGACGCTAATCTTTTGAATCATGGTTTGTTCACCAGAATTTTCGTCGGATGTGATACGAACGTTGTTACTATCGTTGTAATACATATCAACAGTGGAGGTCTTCTTGCTCTCCCAGCCTTCGTATTTCTTCAGGCCTTCGAGGACCCTCTTCCACGTATCTTTACCAACATTAGTATCAAACAGGGAGCCATTATGCTTTCCAAGACGAATTTCGACTTCAATATCTCCCTCATGCTTATGGGCTTCGAATATGGGGAGAACACGATCGACAATAGCTTGGACGTTCATTTTTACTTAACATTTACATATTGCGTCTTTCTCTTAAGTGTTTAATGTACATAAAATGTAATGAAGGGACTCGAAAACCATGGAAATACTTGTTATTTCAACACCGCCCTTCAATGTCTGCTTTACATACCAGTACTATCAAATTACTTCATAAGACATCCATACCAAGGAGATTGTAAATTTACCAATGAATATTCAAAAATGGTCAAAACATATTGGACAAAAGGTCAGGATGAAATTGACATCAACTCAGTTCTTACATGTTTTCGTGAGAAGTTTCCCAGATTTGGAACAAAAGAACAACACGATGTGCAAGAAGCAATCCTGTGCATCATAGATATTCTTGAAACATCTAGACCTGAAATTAAACCATGGTTTTACGGAAAGAAGATACAAGAAACTATATGGCCAGGTGGAAAGTCAACAAATGAAGAAGATTTCAGTGTTCATTTGATAACATCCGAGGGTAAGGATATGGCTAACATGCTTTCTAAAAGTACGGATTGGAATACAATTGAAAATTTTGAAGACAACGAAGGGAAGAAGCACCATGTTGCAACTACCCGTATGCTCTTTTCAAAACTTCCTCAAATTTTGATGATTTCATTTGACAGAAAAAGTCATATTGAAATTATTGAAAATATATTAATTAATGAGCATGAATATAATCTAATTTCGACAGCTGTCCACGTTGGCGCACAAGACGACGGACACTATGTGAGTTTTGTGAAGAAACGTAATAAATGGTTTTTTATTAATGACGAAATGGTCAGAGAGGAGGAACTACCTGACGAAGCCGGATTCTATTTTATGGTGTATAATTTAACAGTACATTGAATAACCGATGGACTTTAATCCGTATCCAGTATCAGTGGCTGCGGTCCTCGCAGTGGGAACGGCAGTCTTCGCATTCCACTTTGCAACAACTTCAGCATCTGTGGTCGCCACACATGCGTCGGTAGCACCCATACCCCCACCACCATAACCCGCGTACCCAGCATCCTTAATTGAATAGTTACAGTTGCCACCATCCTTGGTCACGTCTATTTCAACCATTTTGCAATGTTGGTTAGTTTTGCGCATCGCGATGTACTTCTTATTGGTCGCAGTGGAACTCAATTCGTGGAAGGTGTGTGATATACCCCCATTTGGGGTGGGGTCGTCACTAGAAACGGGTACACTACTATTGATATAGGTACCCCACCATGTAGCGGCTTCAGGTTTAAACGCGTCAATACTCTCACATGGTACCGTTCCGGTCTGGGCATCGAAAGTTTGGTCGGTTTGACAGGCTGGACCTGAGTCATCCACTCCCGTGTCTGTGGAGTCGGTTGTTTCAGGAGTCTCCTCACCACCCATCATCATAGAAGCTACACTGGACGATGAACAACATACCATCATAAGTCCAACACCTGCTAACATTGGTACAGCAGCCATTTATATTAAGTCAATATTAAAAATTGGGTTTACAATCTAAAAACTCCTTCATCTTGATATTCTCTTTGATGTTCACAATTGTCCGGTAAAAAGTTCGTCGATTGTTGGGGTAGTTCTTATCGGTCCGCCTCTTTAGGGGTTTCCACCATAGGGGTTCTTCCCATGTAATATATTGACATTCGACGATGGCTCCATCTTCAAACCATGGTTTGTCCTCCATTCGGCCATGTGGTATTTCAGATTCGAAAAACAATTTACCCTTCTCTTGGACATAGAGTCTCCATGTGGGTCTACCGGGTTTGAATCCAGGTGTCTCTCTCGAGGGTTCCCACTTCATGAGAAAGTCTACAGTGTTCTGTTCTTGTGGCTTCCATTTGAACATCGTCTCATGGGTCCCAAGTCTTATGGGTTCGTTAACTGGTGTAAATACGAGACCATCAACTTTTTGTTGAACAGTTGGAAGGTATTCATCCATAAACTTCCTAAAGTCTCTCATTTCATGAAATGTTTTGCATTTGAGTCTAAACTTGTCAGACTTCATATAAATTATTGACTTCATGATACCTCGAGCTGCATCAAGTCTTTTCATCAAGTTAAGATCCCAAACTGATTCACCATTTACCCATACGGCATCGTATACCATGAGAGTATCTTCATACAACTCACCGTCAAGAATAGTTCCCTCGTAGGCACTTTTCTTGAGGTTGATAGGTACTTCGAACATATTGAAAGAGCGATTAACAAATACACACTTCTTTTTACCCTCAAACATAAGGGCAACCATCATATAGCGTTCTCCATCTGTTTTTTCACACACAAGGTACTCAGCACCTTTTAGAATGGGAAAGTGTTTATACTCAATCGAGATTGGTTGAGGCCCGGGAAAGTAGTCTTTACTACCCCACTTTGTGTGAATATACTGCACAACATATTTGTAAAGTGGGGATTCCAACTTTATAGACATATTGTATGTTCAGTTATAATCTTTAATCTACTCTCACACCTGCGGCGTTGAGGATATTACTTATACATTCATGTGTATAAGTTAACGTTAACTTAGCTGCCGTAAACGCATAAATTCGAACACCTTGATCAATAAATTTTTCGAACATCTTGGGATTGACCACCCATTTTCCAGATTTCTTATCCTTGATTGACTTAATAGTATTTTTGGTATTCATAAACCAAGCTTTGGCTTTTGTTGACTTTACTCGATAAATATCATTAGATATTTTCATAGAAACGTCCGTGTCAAAGTTAAGACCCATTTGTTCAACTGGTTCAGACGAACCGCTTTTAATTTTATGTTTAAATAGACCCCAATCAATACCATCCTTTACTCCAGGGAATACGACCATACCAACCTTTTCATGCTTTTCGAAGCACTCAGCAACTGAAGCATCATCTAGAGCAACACCAAAATCCACAAAAATAATTCGATCATGTGTTTTCATGAAACGTTCAATAAGTTCAGCTTTTAGGAAAGGGTCGTCATCTACATATGAAATTTCATTATCAACACCTTTCTGCATGCATGTTAGATTAATTCTAAGAACTGTGTGAAGTGTTTTAACACTACATGATTTCGAACGAGTGACTAACAAAGTGACAAGCTTCATACGACTATGTCGTGTCTAAGCCTTAAGCCTTTCATTCATACACCCAGAGAATGGCAAATTACCTACATGTCCAAGGGTTGTATTTACATCGGCGAAAATTTTACCTTCGCACTGTTGCCAGCGACGACAGAATGCGTAATCCTCAGATAAATACCTCCTAGTCACGGGATCTATCATACAATCAAAACATGCATGGTAGTCATCAAAGTCCCTATTTTGGTGATCATTCTTGCACCACAATTCTGGAAATTTGTCTTCTAAAGTTTTAAATACAGATCGTTTAATCATCATAAATCCAGTTGGACCATCTAAAATTTCAATAAACCCATTTACAACTGGTCGATTAAGAGCACCAAAGTTAATAACTAGACTTGAGGACAACATAGACATATCACGATCATCACCTCTCTTTACAGCATTTGCTGCCTGATCCCACATCACAACTTTCTTAGGATAACATGCGACAGATATATCGTGACCGGATTTTACTAGACGTACAACAGCTTGTGGATCAAAATGAACATCAGCATCTATAAACATGAAGAGATCACAATCAGTCTTTTGCATAAAACGTCCTACAGCTACATTACGGGCGCGGTGAACAAGTGACTCATTTTCTGTCGTATCTAAATACAATTGAATACCTTCTTTTATTAAAAGAACTTGAAGTTGAATAATACTACTCATGTACTTTTCTAGACACAATCCACCATAACATGGTGTAGAAAGAAACAACTTCGTCGTCATATACTAATACTAACTCTTAGCCTCTAAGTGCTTTTTAATAATAGCTTCTATCTTATTCAGTGTAGGGATAGAAACTGAACATTTGTCACACATTTCAGATTTTGTAACTCTATGACCAATAACAATGTATATAATTGCTGATGCCACACTATTAGGGGTTTTACTCATAAGTTCAACACAATCATCTGTAGCTCCACACATCCTATTACACTTGAGTCTTTCTTCTCTAGAAATTTCAAAAGCGTTCAATAGCCTCTGCATTACATCGAATGCTTTCGTCACATAATTTTTCTTTGTAGCACCCAATATATTGTCCTTAAATATATCAGTCGTTCGACTAACATCCTTCGATTGAATTCCAAACATATCCGCAATCTCTTTAGTTGTTCTTGGATTTTTTGCAAGTCTACATGCGTATAAAACGCAGTTAGCTTTGATTCCTAGGCGCACTGCACCACGGGTCAATTTTTCTTCATTGAATTTTCGATATAAAATTTTTGCATCCTTCAACACTGAATCTGGTAAGGTGTGACACGCTTCATCTATGTCACGGTATGCGTGAAAAAGTGAGCGATCCTTGTGATTCATTGACATGTGAAAGTTGATTTTTGCCATCCGTTTATTTTCGTAAGTTGAAGAGTGTTGTGTAGATATGATCGTACCCTTACCCCAATTTTGTGAGAACAATTCGGGATTTGCGTTAGGGTTACCACATCGAGCTGGATCATTTACTTTACCATCATCGGTCATACCACTCGTCCATTCAGCTGTGTCATCTATAAAATAAGAATCAACAAGTCCACACTCCGAACATGTCGGAAGACCCTCTCGTGAAATAACTTTCACACCTGAACACTCTATACAAAAATTTTTACTCACTGGCTTTATTTCGTTTTCTTTTGGTTTTAATTCTTCGATTTGTTTCCATATAGCTGCCAGCATTGTTTTGAATGTGGTACTCTTTTTTAAAATTTATAATCAACGCATCATACACTTAGGCGTCTAATTCGCGTTTCAATCGCATCAACGGTGTCCTTGAAACTTTTCCCACCTGATGTTGTTGGTTCCCATTCGTTCCAATCTTTGTCAATCGATTCATGACCCGGAGGTAAAGGGATATCTTGACCTGCAATCTCACTATCAGATACAACGAAACCCTCGAGGTCAGATTCATCTTCATCACCCCCTTCGTCATATATACCACTATCACTATCTTCGATGTCTATTTCCGAATAAAATGCGAAACGATTCATACCAAGGGCCTTCATTTCAAGATCTTCGAATGTAGTCCCCACAGGGTAGTGTTCCATTACACTTTCATAAGGTGCAGGTGAAAGCTCCGTCGCTTCGACTTCATACACACATGCACTTTTGTAAAATAATTCGGTGGTGTTGAGATATCTCAGGCCGAGGGTCTTGCCAGTATTCATTCCAACAATACCGTATATTTCGTCTTCAATTCCATCTTCATTTACTAAAACTTTTACTATATCATCTTGGTTTATTTCAGTTGGCACAATCATGCTTAGAGTTTTCAGACAAAAAATTATCAGCGATAATATCACAGATGAAAGTTATTATTTATTCGAAGGAAGGTTGTGAGTATTGTGACCACGCAAAGACACTATGTGAGTCGGAGAACATCGACTATGAAAAAATCATGGTAGACAAGGAAGAACTCAAGAAAGTGTGTGGTGGCTCTGCTTCAACTTACCCTCAAATATTTATTAACGAAAAACACATAGGGTCCTATTTTGACTTTCAGGACTATATAGAAGAAGAGTACGAACCAATCCTCGCCCCTACCCTAAATAGATTCACTGTGTTCCCCCTGAAGTACCCTGAGCTCTGGGAGCTCTATAAGAAGGCTCAAATGTCTAATTGGACTGCGGAGGAGGTAGACCTATCCAAAGACCTTGATGATTGGAAGACTCTAAACGATAACGAACAAAAATTCATAAAGTATATTCTGGCGTTTTTTGCTGGATCTGATGGAATTGTTTTTGAAAATATCAATAACAATTTCGCTGATGAGGTACAAATCTCCGAGGCTCGTTCATTCTATGCATACCAATGTCACAATGAAATGGTCCACGGGGAGACGTACTCTAAACTTATTGACAAATATATTAGGGACCCTACTGAAAAGAAACAACTTTTCGAAGCTATCCAAACTGTTCCCTGTATTGAAAGAAAAGCAAATTGGGCTATGAAATGGTTTGATACTAAAACTCGTTCTTTTGCTGAGCGTCTCTTTGCGTTTGCTTGTGTTGAGGGTATTTTTTTCTCCGGTAGTTTCTGTGCTATTTACTGGTTGAAAAAGAGAGGTCTAATGCCTGGTCTCTGTTTCAGTAATGAACTCATCTCCCGGGATGAAGGACTTCACCAAGAATTTGCCGTCGAACTTTTCAAATTACTCAGAAATAAACCTTCAACTGAAACACTACACACTATTATCAAAGAAGCCGTTGAGATTGAAAAGGGGTTCATCATTGACGCACTCCCATGTAATCTCATTGGTATGAACTCTGAGAAGATGGCTGAATACATCGAATATGTATCGGACCGTCTCCTCAAACAAATTGGTCAACCCCCAATTTGGAACTCCAAAAATCCATTCGACTTTATGGAAAATATTAGCCTTGACGGTAAAACAAATTTCTTCGAAAAGCGGGTGGGAGATTACGGAAAGATGGACGATACCTCAGACGAAATTGGTTTCGATGAAGAGTTTTAAACATTTTACTATCAATTTATCCAAATTGACTGGAAAATGCATGAATTAAATTACTTGAAAAGGGTGCCTTCGGAATCGATAGGCGCGGGTTCGAGGATACGACCACTGTCGACAATCTCAATAGAGGGCTCGGCAAATTCGGGTCTTGGGTCGGGGGCTTCCTCCATAGGAACTGGGGGTTCGACAACAACCTTGGTTCCCTTCTTGGCACCATCACCACATCCACACCCACCTTTCTTCTTTTTACCACCACCCTCCTTCTTGATGTTCATCATACCCCAAACAACGAGGATGAATACGAGGGTGTGCACAAGAAGACCTAGAGTCGAGGGGCAACCGGTAGGGGTCGCAATCCACGAACCGAGGATCCGCCTGACAAGACGGAACGTCTCGGGGTTCGCAACAATGAAAAATGTGAGACCAGAAATGATAGAGATGATTAACTTCTCCGCCTGCTTTCGGCCATTACATCCACATCCACAATCTTTAAAAAGACCCATAATTACTTTTGATATATGTCAACAAAAAAAACTTAATTAAAGCCAAGCCACCTAAGATAGATATAACCCACTACCAACAATGTCGCTCACTATCCAGCAATCTTCTGAATTCTCTCCTGCCAATGTGCAGTTCTCAAAACTTCGCAAGAACAAGAATGGCGGCAAGGCCGTCTATTTGAACGCCGGCGACAACAAAAAGCTCTACCTCCAGTTTCCCTTCATGCGATCTCCTTACGGCATGAGTGCGTTCACTGATGAGAGCACTGGTCGTACATCCTACTCTCTCGACCTGTCTTTCGACCCCGACAATGAGGAGGCCATGGCTCTTCACGAGAAGCTCAAGGAGCTTGATGATATCATCGTAAACACAGTCGCCGCCAATTCGCAAGAGTGGCTCGGCAAGGAGTTCAACGTTGAGGTTCTCAAGCAGGCTCTCTACAAGCCTATGGTTCGCCCCGGTAAGGAGCAGTACCCATCGACTATCAAGCTCAAGATTCTCACCAAGCCTGATGGGACATTTGTACCCGAGTCTTACTCTATGCAGAAGCAAGCTGTACCCCTCGATAGCATCGAGAAGGGTAATAAGGCTATGGCTATTGTTGATCTCAACCAGATTTGGTTTATCGACAACAAGTTCGGTGTCACAATCCGTCTCCAACAGGCTCTCTTCGAGCAGTCTGCTAAGCTCCCGTCATTTGCCTTTCAGGGTGTGAACCTACCCGATGATGACCTTCAGGTTGATGTTGAGGATGAGGATGAGATTGAGGAAGTTGATGATCAGTAAAAAAATATTTAGTTCAGTTTTTGAAAACAATTAAAAAAATTATAAAATCTAATTGATTCTGAAAAAAAATAAAAATATTTTAAAAAATCCTTCTTGGTAAGTATAAAAAACTTCTTACCAATAAGTAAGTATGTCTAATAAGAACATTGAGAGTAACTTGAAAAAATTACTCAAAGGTGAGAAGGCTTGTATCCCAGAACACTTCTTGAAAGTTCCCAGTTACAACTCACCGACCCTTCGTACCGGTAAGGGTAGGCCTATAAGTGAAGGTGCATTTGGAAAGATGTACCGTGGAAGCATTAATGATAATGGAAGGCGGTATGTCGCGTACAAGGAAATAGATACATCGGAAAGTATCGATGGCGCCTTCGAGTTTGAATTCAAGGTTGCCGAAAAATTGAAGGAGTTTGCGGTTCCTGAGATGTACCTCTTTAAGAAGTGCCCCATCCAAGATAAAACACCTAAAAAGGTGCGTAAAAAGAATGGTACATTGGTCGATCTAGGTGCGTTCCCAAAACGTACCAAACCCAAGGATATTCTTTATATGGAACTTCTTAATGGTATGTCGTTTAATTCGTGGTGGAAAACTAAACCATCTCTTGATGCGATGAAGTCTGTAATTGTACAGGTTTTTGATAATCTCTACCGAATTAACCAAAAATTTCCAGACTTCCGTCACCGCGATTTACATGGAGGTAATGTGATGGTTAACCCAGATGCTCTCAAGACCCAATACACATGGGACGTTGACCTCGGTCGTAAAGTAATTCGAAACGACCCAGGTGGATCTTTTAGGAGTCGCCTCGGTTCACCTGATATCAAAAAGTATAAGCGTACAAACGCTGGTGTTGAAGCGACTATCATTGATTTTGGTTTATCATACTGGTCCAGGCGTATGCCAAACCCAGAAACGGCTGATGGTGGATATGAGGGTGCGGGTATATACGGACATGGAATAGGTCCAGGTACGATTTACTATGATATTCATAGGTTCTTGTATATCATTTATGTTAAGGTGAGACAACCTGGGACTCTAAACGAGCGAGCTATTAAAAATTTCATCGAAGAGCTTATACCGAATAAAGAGTTCCTCGAGTTTAACGGAAAATTCACCAGCGAGGGATATCTACTCTCAGATTACCACGTCGCCCTCCGAGCAAACCTTCCCACATTCAAAACTATTTTGACACACCCATTCTTAACTGGTGATAAATCACCGAATAGACCAAAGACTCTCGCGGAGGCTCTCAAAAAGATTGGTGCCATGAAGGTTAAGACACCTCCCAAGATCAAGACAAAGACCCCCAGTCCCAAACTTTCAACTACGGAAAGGAAGAAAAAGATGAACAACGCGATTAAGAAGGCTGCGGCTGTATTGGCTAAGCCCAAAGCCAAACCGGCACCCCTGAGGAGACCCGGTGCTGTACGCCCCAACCCAGTCCCCGAGATTCAACCGGCCAGTCCCGAGCTTGGACCAACTGCACGAGCTATAAAGAAACTCATGGAAAATCAAGCCGTAAATGTAGAAGCCATAAGGTTGAAAATGGGTCTCCCCCGTAAGATTGGTGGTGAACCACTTCCTCAAAACTTAATGACTCCCTCAGCTAGGAAGAAATTTAACGAAAAGGTGAAGAAGAAAATGGTCGAGAACAACGAGGCACCCTACGGGGTGATGTCCCCTTCCAATATGATGGAATATGCAAGGAAGATTGAAAGTGGGAGGAAGAAGGCTGCGAATAAGCTAAATGCCAAACACAAGGAAATTAAGGCTACCAAGGGTAAGACACCCACACCCGTTCGTCTCAAGGAGAAGTTCTCTTTCGTCAATGTAAAGGGTAAGAAGCGTGAATTTGTCAGGAAGTTTGCATACGATAGGGCTTTGGCTAAGAACAAGGCTGAGAGGGCTAAGAAGAACGAGTACTGGCGGTCTTTCGTTGACGTAAACGGTAAGAAGCAGGAATTTGAGAGTAAGTCCGCATATCATGAGGCTAAGCAAAAGAACTTGCAAGCTTACGCCGCCAAGATGCAAGCAAAGATCAATAATCAGATTGAAATGGGACGCAAGGCGCGGCTTAACCCACAGAAGTACTCGTTTGTTGACTGGTATGGTAGGAAGCGTGAATACGTGAGAAAGGGTGCATATGAGAAGGCTTTGGCTAAGAACAAGGCATTTAGGGTAGAAATGGCGAAGCCAACATTTTCGGAAAGGGCTCTAGTGAAAAGGCAGCAACGCGGTCAGCCATTTTATATGATGACACCTCAAAACGTAAGGAACGCCATACAGGGTGGTAAGAATATGAAGTTTGTTGGAGGATCAAAGGGTTTCAAGACGGTCACACCCAAGGCCAAGACCCCCACACCCAAGGCCAAGTGGTCTAACGCAAATAATAAACAATTCATGGAATTATTGGCACGGGAAAAGAACGCACAGAGAAAACTTGCGAATAAGATGAACAAGGCGAGACCTCTCAAGAATGGACCATTAGACCCAGCTGTTGCGTACGCTCTCAAGACCCCTAAGCCTTCCACAGCTAAGAAGGTGGTTAAAAATTACATGAATAGGTTCGTAAATAAACTCGATAAAGATGAACGCAATATGCTCAAAAAGAAGATTTGTCAACCTTAAAAACCCGCTTAGTTCCCTCGTCAACTTCAGAGAGTATCTTAAACTTTGGAGTCTTGACGAGTTTGTCACCATTATTAGTCACGAATGATTTCATCCGTTCAACTTCACCACGGGGCATTTTCCTGGTGTATTTGAGCGTAACATTCTTGTTTCCAATAGTGAATACAGTTGAAGACATTTTTAATATTTACCTATAATAAAATATGCAGCGCTCAACAATTGTAGTTGCAGTGGCAATTGTCCTCGTTGTCTTTTTGCTCTATAGGACCAGGACCGGTGGTAAAAAGTGGACCATTTACGGAACCAAGGGGTGTGGATGGACAGTCAAGCAGTTGGATTACATGAAGAAGGCTGGTAAGCCCCACGTGTTCGTCGACTGTGACAAGGGTGGTTGCGACGGTATGACTGCTTTCCCTACCCTCAAGGGTCCTAACGGGGAGAAGATCGTTGGATACAACGAGGTTTAAATCATTTATTATTCAAGAGTTGATTGTATCAACTTATCAATAATGAAATATGGAATCTATTTAGAGACCACGTACAATCTGGAGGGAAATAGAAAGGATGAAGGCATCAAGGAGGGTGCTAATAGGCTTGAGCACAGAGATGTGCTTGACAAGCGAGCGGTTCCACACGAGGCGGAGAAGGAAAGTGCTGATAAGCACAGTGAGAACGAAGGTGAGAACTTCGGTGAGAACTTCAGACCTGGACTTGGCTTTGGCAACCTCGTGAATCATTTATTACATACGGATATTTTTTTCTAGGTAAACTACAAATGAGGGCTCTCCCCCTGAGTGGCTCAGAAAGTAGGTATACAAACAGGCGGTGGTCGACACCAAAGGGTATTGGAAACAATAATTGTTATGCCTATGCCGTTGGAGACTACGAAGCGTATAGGTGGCAGAAGTCTATACCAGGTGATCGTTCTGGTCTTTCAAATGGAAACCACACCTATACCCACTGTACTGGACTTCC